TTTGTATTTTATTTGCCATTATGCGGCTCCTCCGTTGATTAGCATATCTGTAAATGATGATGTAGCAGAATTGCCACCGTCAAAAATTAGATCCTCAAACACTGTAGATGCATATCCGTTATCTACATTTGCAGATGTATTATATAAATCTAGTGCGTTATTCGGGTCGTCATAAGTAGCAGTTAAACCAAAGAGAGTACCGTTGGCTATCATTTCTGCTATTGTGTCTTGTATAAGTTCTTTTAGATTGGCAGTTGATCCGCCAGTGAATGTGTACAATTCCTCAAAGTTAGCATTAACTTTATTAAACGCGGCGAATAAACTATCACCACTTCTGTCGTTTGGAACTGTACCTGTTTTAATAATTAATCGTGACATAAATGATCCTCATTCTAATATTTATCGTAAAATGAGGATCAACACGTATTGGTAGTTGTATAAAGATGTAATACCGGGTAAGATGTGTCTAAATAACATTCAAACCCATGCACTGCTGCTCTAACAAAAAATGCTCTGTCTTCCCAAGTAGTACATGATAAATTGTAAATTGGATTATAGTTTACACCAGCTAATAATACGTTTCTTTTAATTAAATAACACCCGCCAATCATACCAACTTTGTACAATCCGGGTGTTCTAAATAGTCCTATAGGAAAATTACCAAACTCATAAAAATCAGACATCCATGCATTTGGCATCTCTTCTTCACTGGATTTCCATTTAGTCCAAATTACTTCGCCAACAATGTCTTTATCTAATGATAGTAGATGCTGTAGCATATCAGGGTGGGCAATCTGATCACTATCAAATGTTAAAAAATAATCGTAGTTATTAACTTTTGCGTAATTTAATAACATATTACGCATAATTCCAACTTCTTTTAAATTCTTAGGATTCCATATATGCGGTTTATATAGTGTGCTAGTGTTAAACTCTATATACTCGTTATCATTTAACAATGGTTTTAAATGCGGAGAATTATGTAGTATAAAGAATAAATCAAAATCACCTTCCATTTCTCGTAATGCTGTAATATACTGTTCAAAAATTTCAGTAGTTTGATTCACTGGTGCGCCGACTAATATTTTCATAAATTAACCAACGAATACAAATCAAACCCACCCTTGTAGTGGTGTAATGCAGAATTCCAAATTACATACGCTGGGATATTATATGTTTGCGTCAATGTAAATGCAAATAAGATATCTTCAGATGTAATATTATTGTTAGATTCACGCCATATATTCTTAGGTAACTTTTCAACTAATCTTCTATGTAGCAATATACCAGAACCACCAAATATATTAGTTTGTTTTAACTCATACTTTCCACTTGGTGTATACTCTGTTAACTCTAATAGTTCAGTTGTATCTAGCGACATGTTCCATTTTAGTTTATTAGTAATACCAGGAACAAATAAACAATCAACAGTTTGTTGTTCTACAAATTTAAATAGATTAGGAGTTGCTGGATGCATATCAGAATCAAGATAGAATAACCACTCGGCAGTTGATTCATTTAAGAATCTTTCCATAAGTTGATTACGACCTTTACACACAGAATAACTTTTTTGCAAAAATGGTTTATGATTATTATCAGTTAGCCATTCTACTAAATTTGCATCTATTTCGCCAGTATGTGGAATACAAATTTGAATCATATTAAATCCAGCAAATTTATAATAGTGTTGGTATCTTTGGTTAGTATTTCACCATTACCTATTATACACGATTGTAGAATATTCCAATTACGTTCATCTAATGGAGTATCTACAAAAGTTGTATAACCAAATAAACTAGCATCAACGGAGCAATTTGATATTTGTTTAATAGATGGTTTACTACATCTATTATACCAGTCTAATTTTTCTAGGTATATACCATTAGTAAAGGTCTCAAACAACGGACATTGTTGTTCTTGATATTTTGAATTAGTAAAACATGGAACTAAAACTTGTGATGTATCAATTTGTAAAGTGCGTAAAAATTGTACTTCCCAAAACTTAGGTAGGTAGCAATCATTTGTTATTACTAATACAACACGGTTTTCTATAGCTAATTCAGGCTTATCAGTAACGGTAATTTTTACACTAGGTTCAGTATTTGTATTATTAAATGGTGTTATAATATGAAATGAATTTGAATCAGCTTTCAATGTTTGATCTAATACATGGTTTACCATTTTAGAACTAGACAGTACTATAATATCAAACATGATTACGTGTTATGCATTAATAGACGTTCTGCAAAATATACTTTTGCGTTTGCAACTGATATATTACCAACATCGATACCGTTAGGGTAATGAATTGGTTCAACTGAAAGTACTCTCACATATTCTAAGTTTTCAGATAATAATTCATCACCTACTTGAACATCTTTAGCTTCACACCAAAACGTAATGCCATCTCTTCGTATCCAAACTTCGTGTTCTGGGGTTGATTCAAGTACAATATGAGTCATTATTTAGCCTGTGTTATGCATTAATAATCTTTCTGCAAAATAAACTTTTGCATTTGCAACAGATATATTACCAACTTGAACGCCGTCATCGCAATGAATAGGGTCCACCGAGGTTACACCAGTATATGATAGATCTGCTGATAAAAGCTCATCATCAACTAATACATCTTTTGATTCTACCCACATAGTAACACCGTTTCTACGTATCCATACTTCATGCTCTGGTGTTGGCTCTACTATAGAATTATTTGTGCAGGTAATACGTATTAAATCGTATGAGATATTTGTGTCTAATACGAATGTTACTTGTTCGTTAGATATTTCATGAGTGGTGGGGTCAATAGCTTTTACGGTATCACCAACTTTGATTTCACCCATTGGTTTTTGTGTATTATCAGACATAGTAATTAATGTTTTTAACGGTAAACACATCCACGTAACATTTATGTATCCCGCTATTCCGTTCCCTGCGACTGCTTTAATATATCCGGTACCACTACCTACATTGCCTGTAGTAGTAGATAGTTTTACATTCGCAGCTGTAACTACTAATGGTTTAAATCCAACAACAACAGTGGTACCTGTATTAAACGTCCCAGTATACTGCCCCCATGTTAATAGTGTACAATCAGTGCTTGTTGAACCGTTTGTGTACGTAATTAGTACGGTCCACGCTACTGTTGTATAATTTGTCCATGTGTAGGTTCCTGTAAAACCAGATACAACGACAGATGTAACGGTAGGTGCGTTACTCTTACCGTGCCCATCACTCATTGCAATAGTACCACTAGGTTTTACAAACAAAGTACGGACAGTTGTTTGATTCATTTGAATAGAAGTAGTACCAGTTAACGCAAGTTCTACATTAACTTGATTTAAGGATATTGCTGATCCTGCTGTGGGTAATGCCATATTATATCTCTATTTGTTTTAGTTGACTAATAGTGGTGCAGCTATCAATTTCTACAATTTTTGGAATTTCTTGATCTAATAACGAATCAATATAATCATCTACAGCGATTAACATGATCATCAATTGATCTTTTGTTACAGAAACTTTAACTTTATTATTATACCAACCACAACTTTCACCATCTGCTAATCGTAGAAGTTTAGTCATAATAAACAATCGCCCCCAATTAGTCGCTGAAATAGTAAATGTAACTCCGTCTATATCAACCTCAATTGGAGTCATCTCCAATGCATCTAATTTATTTCTATGATTTTGTTTAAGTGTTGTCTTAATATGTTCAATTGAAAGTTGAGTAGGAGTGTATGTACCAATTGCTTTACCTGAGGTTAAATCCCAAGATATATCAGTTCCATTAAACAATATATTATCAAATCCGGTATCGTTAATAATTTCTCCAACTTGATATATTTTTAGTGTATCGGATATTACTAATGGATTATTTATAGGCACCACACCGTGTTTGTATGCTAACATATCTGAACTTAACATATCATTAGAACCGTGTTGATTTAATACTTTATTAAATTCGCTGCTGCTCCAATTCAATGGACCTAAAATTATATCATTATTTAATGTAAGCACAAACTGTTCAGTTCCTGCGTATCCTATAGTTTGATCCCATGGTATTTCTTTTTCAACAATGACTGGAGTTTTTACTAATAACAATTTTTCATCTAATTCTAGTTTAACTTTGTTAATATCTTCAACTTGTTCAATCCAGCTAAACACAGTTTCAGCAGTTAAACTATTATAATCAATAAAGTTATGCGGATCTACTGAATTAAAATAAGTTTCTTTATAAACATCAGAAACATAGGTTGTTTCTTTAACTTGATATCGCCATGTAACTCGTTTAACTACACTAGATAAGTTATCAACTGATGGAGTTGTATATAACGATAATATTTCCCAAGAATAATCTTTCATTAGTTGATACCTTTTAATTTGTTAACTTCAATCGTTAGTTCTTTAATTGCTTCAATTAACAACGGTACTAGTTTTTCGTATTGTACAGTTTTATAATTTTCACCACTAATTGAATATTCAGTGCCATCGTCATGTTTGCCAATATCAAACGGAGCAGGCACAACAATCTGAGGCAATACTGCTTCAATTTCTTGTGCAATTACACCAACTTGATCATCTCGATTAATATAACCAAAGCTAGCAGCAACGTCATTTGCATTAAATGTTACTCCGCTTATTTTTAAAACTTTATCTAATGCATTTGGTATTACTTTAATATTTGTTTTTAATCGGTTATCTGAATAATATGCTGTAATATTGTTGGTGGCTCTAATCTCACCACCTGTACCAGACGCGCCTGTTCCTACACCAATTGATGTTATTTGGATTCCAACTCCGGAAGCAGATGCGATTGTATCAGTAGCATGATTTAATAAAATTGCCATTTTTAAACTCCAGTAGAGCCTGTCATGTCGTCTTGAGCTGCTACCCAGTTATAAACTTTTTCTAAAAATGCAGTGCCATCTTGAGATTCTACTTGATCTAAAGGTGCATGATATCTACGAAAATCAATGTCTTTTGTATCGTCATTTGTTGGTTTAGTAGCATATCCAACTACGTCAATCATTACTGAAAATAATGCGCTGCGTTGACGTGAAATTGATGCAGTTACTACTCTAAAATATGCACCTTCAAATGGTACACCGTAGTTTGATGTTGCTAAATCTAATTGTATTGCCATGTTATATTCCTTATTGTATTTTATTTATGCGTAAGTTACTTCGACAGAATCTAAATTACAGACCCATCTAATATTTGTTGTTGCTTTTGCACCACTGGTTACAGTAAGTGCTTTATTAGTTGCGTCAACTGTAAACGTAGGTTGTGTTGTTAAACCTATAGTGTCAACTATTGTTTCAATAGCTATACTAGAGATACTCACAGTACCTGCGTTATTAACGATTGACCCTTTAATTAGATAACTTGCCATATTAGCAGATGCAGATTGCTTGGCAATTAGAGTGCCAAAGAATGTCATAGCTTGGTTTGTTGCTACGATAAGTTGATTACTAGTACTAATAGCGGGCGTAGCAGAGTAATATTTATCCGAAACTAATGGTACTGCTGTCGTAGTAGTTGTTTCTGCACTTAGAACTAGTTTTCCAAATTGAGCATCGCCTTGATTTGCAAATTTTGTTGCTGTAAATGCAAATTTTCCGGTTTGATTAGCTAATCCTCCAGATATTGCGACAGAGCATGGGCTATTTGCAGTTGCATTAGCACTTACTGAACTACCTGCGCCTCCTAAGGCTATTGCGCCATTACCTGAAGCACTAGCGCCTTGCCCTATTGCAATCGCGCTAAGACCAGAACAATTTGCTTGATAGCCTAACGCAATTGATGAGTAGTAACTAGCTATTGAACCATTACCCATTGCAATGGCCCAAGTAGACGTTGTTTTAGCTGATGGCCCAAACGCAAAGCTATTGGGCCCTGTAGCCCCATACGAACTCGTATTATTGACTATACCTGCTGCGAAACTATCTGCACCAGAAGCGTAAGAACCGCCAAGTGCCATTGCTCCTGCGCCTGTTACTGCTTTTGCAGCAATAGCCCCAGAACCTTGTCCAAAAGCAGTAGAATATAACCCAGAAGCAACTGTTTGATTCCCAAACGCTATTGCGTAGTTACTACTAGCTGTACCTCTAAATGCAAACGCAGCAGGTCCAGATGCGACTCCACCATTTCCAATTGCTATTGCTTCACCAGACGATGCAACAGGTCTAGTGTAAACCCCATAATACACTTTTTCGTCATACATCGCGGGCGGTGCTGATGTTAATATGAAATTTGTTCCGTCGCAAACTAATGTTATTGATTGGCTAGGTTGTATGTCCCATGTGGTGTATCCGTTAATAGTCTCAGTACCATTTGGATCAATGGTAATTAGATTGTTCCCACCAGAATTTTGAATTGTGCAGGTAAACCCGCTACCTAACGTAGCCGCAGCTGTTAAAAATACGGTAGAAGATACATCATTAGTGTAGTTGATGATTTTACCCAAATCTGCAGCTATTACAGTATAAGCAGCTGTTTTATTAACTATTGTTTTAGTAGCACTTGCTCCGCCACTAATAACCAAATCACCAGAACCTAGTAATGTAGTGCCGTTAACTGTTTTGATACTAGTACCAGATACTAATGCAGCTTGCGCACCTAATGCAGTTAGCGCAGCTGATGCTGATGTTGCACCAGTACCACCACTTGCTATTGCTAGTGTAGCACTAAGTCCAGCTGCAGTACCAGTTGTGTTTTGATTTAACGTTGGGAATGTACAATTTGTAAGTGTGCCACTCGTTGGTGTACCTAATGCACCACCGGATATTACATACGTGTTACTATCAAATGATGCTACGCCGTTTGTAAATTTAATTAATCCAGTAGTTGCAGTTGACAATCCTGCAACTGCAGTTAAGTTTGCATGTTTTGCTTGATAGTTAGTTGCAATGTCTGTAATATCACTAACTGTTAACGTAGTTGACCCAGTAATTAAGCCTTTTGCGTTATATGTTACTTTAGTACCAGTAGCAGCAGTTACAACACTTGCTAACGTTATAGCTGCGGTTGCATTAGCAGACCCGTCAAAACTAACAGTCCATGTTGCGTCACCAGTAGTTGAAATACTTCTAGCAGTTGCCAACTTGGTAGCAGTATCTGAATTACCAACTGTTGGACTAATCTCAATATACGCAGATCCAGACCAGCGATAAATTTTATTTGTATCTAATGCAACATAAATTTTAGCAGTTTCGCCAGTACCTGGAAACCCTGCTAAGTTTGCATACTCTAATACATCATCAACATAACTAGGTAAGTAAGTAGATGCAATTTTTGAATCACTGCCTAATGGTGCAATACCAGATGCTGCTCCAATTGTTGAAGATAAAATAGCATCAGTAATGCCATATCCGGATAATGTAGTTGGTTTAGATGCAATGTTTGTAAATGTGTAACCTGTACAATTTGTAAGTGTACCACTTGTTGGCGTACCTAAGATAGGTGTAACTAATGACGGACTTGTTGATAATACAACATTTCCAGTACCGGTTGAAGTTGTAACACCAGTTCCGCCTTGCGCTACACTTAATGCAGTAGTTAACCCAGTTAATGATGTAATATCACTGTTAGCACCGGATTCAGCTTGACCTGCTAAGGTGTCGCCAATTTGTAATTCTTGAAATGTTGGACCGTTAAGTACTACGGGATATCTTGCTGTCATTAAGTTATACTCACTTGAATTGATATGTTGGAACGTGATAATACTGCTACGTAGTTAACAGATACTGAAACAGTAGAAACTGAACTACCGTTTCTTGTTAACACAGAAACAGTTTTTGGTATGGTCGTCCAAGATGCAGTAGTTCCGTCTGTTGTTAGGTACTTACCTAAATTACTAGTTTGTGTTGGCAATGAAATGGGCGCAGGTTGCGACACCCATGTAGTGCCTGTAGAAGTCAAAATATACCCGGCAGTTCCTGGTGAAGTCAGTCCTGTACCGCCATTTGCTACCGGTAATGTGCCGTAATTAGAGCCTCTTAACAATGCAGATAAATTTTTCATTATTATACAATTCCTTTATTACGTATTTAGTATCATACAGTTGGCCAGCTTACATCAAAAGGAAAACCTTCTTGTGTAGTAATAGTAAACGTACCTGATGTGCAATTTATAATTTTACCCAAGTCACCTGCTACAACTGTATATGCGCCTGTTATATTTGAAATGGTTTTTGTAGCACTTACTCCAGATGCTGCTGGAGCAGAACTAGTCCATGTATTTCCTGTGCTTGTTAAAACGTTTCCAGTATTTCCAGGCAACGGTAATACAATAGAAGTTGTACCTTTTAATACGGTTGACAAATTTTTTGACATTACTATCCCTGTTTAATTATATCTTTTGTTAATATTTATGCGTATACAACTTCAGCTGAATTAATAGCTGCAACCCATCGGATATTTACACCGGCCTGTCCTGTACCTCTAATTAATAAGCCACCGTAGGTAGTATCAGCAACAAGCGTAAGACTCCACCCATTGGCATTGCTGATTGCAGTGACTGTGCCAACAACTAAGGTTGTAGTTGCTTCACTGGCACCTCTAACAATCATACCTTCTACTTTCCAAGCTGACGCATTGGTTGTTCCTTGTCGTTTAGCTACAACTGTACCTATAAATGAATAAGCACATTGGTTAGTCATCGACATTATATATGCAGGACTACCTGTTGATCCAGTTGATGTTAGCGTTGTAGTTGTAGCATCAGTTGTATTTGCTACAAAAATGAAATGACCTGTTTGCGCATTTCCTACACCTAACGCACCAATAGTTCCAAATGCCTGCCTATTGTGTTGACCCCTATCAGAAGCAGAACCTCCTCCCAATGTTGCGCTGTATGGTCCATTTATCACGCTACTGTAAGAACCTATTGCTGCAGAATTATCCCCTGCTGTAGACGCAAAACCACCTATTACAACGCTTCTATTCCCTGCTTGAGCACCCCATCCAATAGCCACTGAATAAGAACTATATGCCCTTGCTTGAGGACCAATAGCCACGCTATTAGTACCAGTTGCTCCATAACTACTTGTATTATTCCCAATACCTGCAGCAAAACTGTCTGTACCAGAAGCGTAAGAGCCACCTAGTGCCATTGCGCCAAAGCCTGTAGCAGTTTGAGCGCCTCCATTTGCTGAGTTGACTCCAATTGCTGTTGAATACGGAGCAGCAGAAGAGGTAGCGTTTCCAATTGATAGGGAATTAGATCCTCCTGATACAGCATATTGTCCGATTGCTTGGGAACCGCTTCCCGTTGACGAACATTGTTGTCCAAGAGATAATGACCAACTTCCAGTTGCGGATAAGGCATACCCAATAGCTACTGACTCAGATGCTGATGCAGTTACCTGATAGCCAATTGCTGTGCAACCGTAACTTCCTGTCGCTGTGGCTGAACCAACAGCCGTTCCTTTGGTTCCGGTAGCTTTTGAACCTAAACCAATAGCTACACTATTCGCACCAGTTGCTCCATAGGTACTCGTATTATTTCCAATAGCAGCCGCAAAACTATCTGTACCAGATGCGTATGAACCACCTAATGCCATTGCTCCTGCGCCTGTTGCTGTCACAGCACCAGTAGAAGCACTACCTGTGCCTATGCTATTTCCGTTTTGAACCGAACTAGAACAATTATAACCAAGCACAGTGCTATCAGTGCCTGTTGAAGTAGAATATGCACCTATGACTATTGCCCCACTTCCACTCGCAGAAGGTCTAGTATAGTTAGTAGGTAAATTCTCAGCATAACCTCGCATAGGTTTTTTATCATCAGTTTCCCAGTTTGTACCGTTACAAACAATGGCTAAACCTTCGCCTTGTCGCAAAATAAGCGTAGCAACACCATCAATCGTTTCAGTGCTATTAGGGTCAATCGTAATCGCACCTGTGCCAGTATTCCAAATAGTACAAGTAAACCCAGAACCAAGTGATGCAGCGGCAGTTAAACTGACAGTGAACGTACCGCTTGTACAATTAATAATTGTACCTAAGTCCCCAGCTATAACTGTATAAGCGGCTGTTTTATTTGCAATTGTTTTAGTAGCACTAGCACCACCACCTGTAATTACTAAATCTCCACTACCTAGTAACGTAGTGCCATTGACAGTTTTAATATTAGTTGCTGATACTAGAGTAGGTTGTTTATTGTTAAATGTAGTCCAGTCTGTAGAACTTAAAATACCACTTACAGATGCACTAGCTGTTCCTAGAGCAGCTTGTTTAGAATTAAATGTAGTCCAATCTGTAGATGTTAATATACCACTTACAGTTGCACTAGCATTACTTAAAGCAGCTTGTGCGCCAAGTGCAGCTAAGGCAGCTACTGCTGAGGTCGCACCTGTGCCGCCTTGCGCTACACTTAATGCAGTAGTTAACCCAGTTAACGATGTAATGTCGCTGTTAGCTCCAGAAGCAGCTATTCCAGCAACTGTGTCCCCTGTTTGTAATTCTTGTATTGTAGTGCCGTTAAGCACTAATGGATATCTTACTGTCATTAATTTACTCCTACCTGTGTAGTTGTTGAGTTGTTATTTAGTATTGGTAATATTCCCAATACTGCTAATACGCATATCGTTCCGTATGCCTGTGAGGTTAGTATAGGAAGTAATCCTGCTGATATAACTACTGATATAGTAGAAGCTGATCTAGTTAAAATTGAAATAGATCCAACTCCTGCAGATGATCCTGCTACCCAACTAGCAGTAGTTCCGTTTGTTGTTAGATATTTAGTAGCATTGCCTGTCTGTGACGGTAATGAAATGGGCGCAGGTTGCGAACTCCAAGTAGTTCCGTTACTAGTTAACACATTGCCAGCAGTACCTACAGATGTTAACCCAGTGCCACCGTTTGCTACAGTCAATGCAGTAGATAATGTGATTGATGTAGCAGATGCTGTACCTAAAATAGGTGTAACTAATGTCGGACTTGTCGAAAGTACAACATTACCTGATCCAGTAAACCCGTTCCAAAATGCAGACGACGTGCCTGATGGTGTTTCTAACAACTTCCAATTTGCTGTAGACGTTGTGTACATAAACGACACATACGTACCACTTACATCTAACATAAATCCAACACTGTCATCTTCAATAGTATTACCGTTTGCTAATAATGTAATTGCATTATTAGCAAACGTATTATTAATGTCAATTATACCAATAATAGCACCATCATTTGGAGATGCAGGGAATGTTATATTAAACGCACTTGAAATAGTATTACATCTTACTAATTCATTTGCACTTGCAGTATAGGATGCAGTTTTGATTGCAGTTGCAACCAAACCGGAACTAATTGTACTCCAAAGTGCAGTAGTTCCGTCTGTTGTTAGGTACTTACCTGAATTACTAGTTTGTGTTGGCAATGAGACAGGTGCAGTTTGTGATACCCATGTAGTACCATCACTTGTTAACACATTATTAGCAGTACCTGGTAGCACGGATTTCAGTCCGTTAGTACCGTTACCTAATATTACACTATTTAATGGGAATGTACTTACACCAGTTCCACCATTCGATACTGTATTAATTGTATCAGGTCTTAATGATGATGATAATTTTTTAGCCATTAATACTCCTTTACAGTATTTATTAAAGTTTATTTATTAAGTAAGTATTTTATACTGCTACTCTACGAACAGCTCTGTAGTAGGCACCAGTAAATTGCTTATTGTTGGCGATCTGATTGCCATCTATAAAGTCATGAAACCATGCGGTGAAAGTACTGCTCTCAGTAGAAGACCAATAGTAGTACAAGTTAAACGCATTCGTTTCACCAGCTCTAAAGCCGATACCTGCACTAGTTTGAGCAGGTGAACCACTAGTATGGTTTGTGCTAATTGGCTCTGGTGATACTGCGTTAGCATTTGACCCAACAGAAGTAATATTTGCAGTTGTTGAAGGCTTTAAGAAATAATACAAAACTTCTAATTCATTTATAGCTGGTAAATACCAATCACTATAACCACCTATAGTTAACCCCTCACAGACCGTAGCTACTTGATAATTTGAACTAAGTGCTGCTAATGACGCGCTGTTTGTTGGGCCATTGATAGCTGACGTAATTCCTGAGTCTGTCCCTGTAGATGGATTCCATGCTATACCACCGCCTTCTCCAGATGCTTTAGGAGCAACAATTAGATAATATTGCGTACCAGAAACATTAATCTTACCTCCATAAAATCCACCTTGCATAGCAACTCCGATAGTTGGTGTTATTAGATAACTAGATGATGTTGCACTTGCGATACTATTACCATTGGTGCTATTGGCAACTACTGTAAATGTATAACTAGTACCGGCTGTTAACCCAGTAACTACTATTGGACTACTTGCACCACTTGCAGTTTGCCCACCTGAACTGGTTACTATATATCCAGTAATAGTAGAGCCATTTAACGAGCTGACAGTAAACGCAACCGATACCTGTGTTCCACTAACCGTAACTGATGTTATAGTAGGTGCACTTGGTGCTGCAATAGCAATTGCCCACAATCCACTTGATTTAAACCGGACTTGTTCATTTAATGAAAACAGTCCGTCTGCTCTACCGGTATACGCAGTGCCACTTGGACTAGCTGCTTTTATTGAATGATTATATGGCATTTGTTTTCCTTTATGCGATTGCTAAAAATATGTAAGTTGCTGATGATACGTTAATGTTGGTTGCTGCAACTTGATTAACAATAAAGCCTGAGTTATCTGGGTCAATTGAATCGTCAGTAGTCACTTCAGAAGTAACTGTGTTTAATACTAAATGCGGGTCATTTGCACCAACAATACCACGAGTGGTGTCCCAAACATACCAGTCACCGGTCGCATCGGTACGCTTAATTAAGATGAATCTAGCACCTGCAGCGAAACCACAGTTTATGGTTTGCGAGCTGCCGTTTCCTGTGTAAGTTCCTACTTTGGATATGCCAGCTAGTGTAGCAAATAGATAAGCAACGTAGGTTCCACCTGATGCATTTGCTCGAGTGGAACCTGCACTATTTTCAAAAAACTGCGGGTTCATTGATGTAGCTGTTAAGCTTATGTCGGACGGTGCAAATGGAAAACTAGCACCGTATTGCAAAGCACTACTACTACTAATACTCATACCAAAAGCAATACTTCCACCATTTCTACGAACACCGCACCAGTCACCACTGCCATTTCTACGTTTTGCAAAGATTAACTCAGGTATAACACCTAAATTGTGAGCAACAGCTTGGTTGCTATCGGTCCCGGTATAGCAAACCATCTCAAAGAATCCGGGGGCGCGTTTGAAGAAGTAGTTGATTTTGGGGTCAGCCGAGTTGGTGGAACCGCCGAATGACCCGTTAGCATCTGCTCCCAACTTTACGCCGTCGTTATTAAACTCAGTTACAGAATCTACGAGTTGTTGCTCAGGGGTGGTTACTGGTGGCCATATTTCTGCACGAGCACCACGCAACTTATCATGAAATGCTGGGTAATATGATATACCACTTCTAGTAGCTGTGAGCATAAAATCTGGGGCAAACCCTACACCAGATATAGAAGCGACCGCTTGAGTACCAGTTCTTGTGATAGCATTATACACCTGCGTCCCACTAGTTGGTGGCTTGTTAGGGCTGCGGATTGCCATGTAGATGAATGTTTGAGATACACCAAAATTAGCATTGGAATAAAAACCTGTCGGTGTCATAGTGAATGCTGTATTACCGGCACCTTCAGAAGAAGTGAGGTTTGGTTTTATCGCATTAGCAATAGCATTAGCATTAGTCGCTATTGACCATCCTCTCATGACATCGTGTATTTCCCAATCCCACGCACTTGTTATATTTTTAATGAGTATGAACTGTGGTTCCCATCCAAGGTTTACTGCGGAGATTGTGCCTCCAGCAGTAGATGTAACACTCCCACACTGAATCATCCCACCAGCACTGGTGTCGTGGGCGAATAGGTAGGCAACATAGGTAGCACCGATGATATTTGTTGTTGTGGGTTGAGTATCTACAGAAAAAACTGTATCAGTTATCCCTGCATCTACTGGTCCCCCAAACGCGCTGGGGCCTTGGTCTACAAAAGTCCCAGTAGTATTTAAGTATCCAAAAGTATTACCAAAATAACCAGCAGCTCCTCTATGCCATGTGTACCAATTACTGCTAGCATCAGTTTGCTTGATTATAATCATACCTGGACGAGTTCCAAGACTATGTGCAATCGTTCTTGCACTGCCTGTCCCAGTATAAGTCACCACATCGAAGAATTTGGGGGCTTTGCGGAATGTCCATGAAACATAGTTTTCACCAGTGGTTGAAAACCCAGAATACTCACCATTACCAATGGTGAACCCGTCATTGTTATATGAAACCAAATCTTTATTTGTTGTAGACGGAACAATGTACGCATTCATAGTATCACTTCGTAATTGTTTATTACCACTATTCGTAGAATATAAATGGTGATTTCCATAACCTCGGCTTTTAAACCAAACCATTCCACCTTTACCAGCCAAGTCAATACCATTGTTAATGGTTTGGTTTGACCCATTAGTAGTAATTAAATAAGTACTAAACATTTCATCTGAATATGTTATTGCAACTATTGTTATACTACTACTTGATGAACTAGAAAGACTAGCACCTGACGCAGTGTTAGCAACTACTGTAAATGTATAACTAGTTCCATCAGTTAACCCAGATACTGTAATTGGACTGCTTGCACCAGTTGCAGTAACACCGCCGGGTGAACTAGTAACTGTATAACTAGTAATAGTTTCGCCATTTAATGAACTTGGTGTAGTAAATGCCACTGTTGCTTGTAAATTACCGCCAGTAGCAGTTCCGATAGTAGGTGCACTTGGTGCTGCAATAGCCGTTGGCCACGCACCTGCTTGTTTTAATTTAGCTTGGTCATTTGTTGAAAATATCCCATTAGCTCTACCAGTATACGCAGTACCACTTGTTGACACTGCTGCTACTGATACTAGTCTTCTATTTGACATGTATTTTCCTATTTGTTAATTTTGTTAACACTATCCCAATATCCGTCATTACGTGCGCTTGCAGATTCAGGATCATGTTGTTCACCATAAATGTCTTCAATAACTTCACCATCCATGTTACGTAGTGCATATACACAGTAATACACTGTACCATCTTCTATTGCAGTAATTTTATGTTGGTGTTCTTTACGAATAACTATAAAGGTAGGTGCAGTAAACTCTTTAGGATCGTGACCTTCAATTTCAACCTGAACTTTACCTGATACAAGTAATGTAACATGGTCAAACTTATGTTCGTGCCCGCCGTATGATTCACCGGCTAATTCTAAAACGTTTTGCTTTACCCAGATATTACCAAAATAGCCTAGTTCAAATGTTTTCATGGAAGTTGTACCACAGGTGTTTGTTCAACCCAACTTACAGTTGGTTCGTCCCAGTAGTAGCGGTTGTTATCATCTGGATATGCAACTGGTGGATTCCACGTCATTGTATTAATATCACTAATCCAAGATGGATATGGTTGTCTTGCAGTTAACTCTGCTTGTTTATCATCATTAAATTCTTCTTCAGTTAATATTTTTATAACACCTATTAACGTAGTATCTGCATCATCATCACAAGTACCGTAATACAATGGAGTTTCAGCATATGAACCATCAGCATTAGTGCTAATAGGGTAAGTAGATTCATTTGCAAAAACAAACTGGAATCCCTTAACATCCGGTAGTGCCGGTCCAGTACGCATTGGCTCTGAAGTACATAATATTTTTGTGTGTGCATCTATGTTTGTTATTTGAATATACATGTTTATTTTCCTTTTTTTTATTGTTTAATATACTAAAACTCTGCGAACAGCTCTGACGTAGTATTCATTGGTCTTAAAGTACATGCTGAACTGCCTTCCATGAGTAAAGGACTGTTGCCATACGTAGTTGGAAACGTGTTCACTAGCAGACCAATAGCTGGCAGAGGCAAACGCGTCTGCTGCACCAGTCCTAAAGCCAATCGAGCTTGTTTGAGCAGGCGATCCACTTGTGTGTTTTGTGATAATTGGCTGCGGTGGTACCGCGTTAGCATTTGAACCATCTATATCGGCTATTATATTGTTGTCTGTAGTTGGTTTTAAGAAATAATACAGCACTCCTAATTCGTTTTTAGCAGGTAAATACCAATCACTATACCCGCCTATCGTTAACCCTTCGCAGTATATCGCTGCTTGATATGGCGCACCCAACGCAGCTAATGACGCAGAGTTTGTTGGACCATCAATAACTGACGTTATCCCTGTAGGTGTTCCGTAAACACCCCATGTTTTTAATGCTTCACCAGATGCTTTAGGAGCAACAACCAAATTATATAAATGCCCGTTGGTGGCAATTCTACCAGCATAAAATCCCCCGCCGTATGCCGCACCTATAGTAGGTGCATCAGGTGCAACTAGTGACCTACGGATAGCTCGACCAAGGTAACCGGTACCTGGTTTATTAAACATGCTAATGTAACCAGCACCAAAAAACATTAAATATGCAAACCCGTTAGGCGACCAACCCTCAGTACTCGCCCAATACCTACCATCAAATGCTTCTGTGCTACCGTATACAAAGTTTGCTGCAGTTGTTATACCTGGTACAGTTTCGGTATATGGTACACTAACTGGCTCAGGAGGCATTGCATATGCACTTGATGCAAATCCTTGATTGATAGTGTTTGCCTGCCCTGTTGGTTTTAGGTTGTAGTATAATGTTTCAAGCTCGGCTATAGCTGGTAAGTACCAGTCAGTATACCCCCCAATTGTTAGGTTTTCACAAAAGTTAGCTACCTCAAACGCCGCACCCTGGCTCGCTACTAATGCGGACATAGCCGGACCTTGGATATCACTAGATGCTCCGATAGTCGAGTAGCTACCCCATTTTAACCCACTACATTCTCCTGTTGCCTTTGGAGCAACAATTAAATCGTATATTGCACCTTCAACTTTAATTTGACCTCCATAGAATCCACCGTTATACGCAGTACCAAGCGGCAACAATAGAGTATAACTAGCTGATGCATTAGATGTTACTACACCACTATTACTTGTAGCTGATACAGTATACGTATAGCTAGTACCATTAGTTAATCCTGTTATAGTTATTGGACTTGTGGCACTACTTACAGTTTGCCCACCTGAACTAGTTACAGTGTATCCAGTAATAGTTGAGCCATTTAATGAACTAGGTGCAGTAAATGTAACAGTTGCTTGACCGTCACCGCCAGTGACGGATGTTATCGTAGGTGCACTTGGTGCTGCAATAGCAATTGCCCACAATCCACTTGATTTAAACCGGACTTGTTCATTTAATGAAAACAGTCCGTCTGCTCTTCCGGTATATGCAGTTCCACTTGGACTAGCTGCTTTTATTGAATGATTATATGGCATTTGATTATTCCGTAGGTATATCTAATGGTTGCTCTGGTGCTAACACCCATAATTGATCAGTTTCATTCCAGGTATATAAACTACCGTCATCTGGATATTCAACTGGCGGAATAAATGCACATGTAGCGTCATCAAACACCCACGAAGGGTATGTGTTGTTCCATTGTTCTTTTGCAATATTTTGTAATGCTAATTTTTCTTCATCTGTAACCTGTTCGATTGTATGTACATCTGTGTACACTCCGTCTACAAGTTCATAACTATTACCTTTGTATATGTCATATGGTCCTAATTTAGGAGCTGGGCATCTTATAAATTTAGCATAATTACTTGGTAAATTATTTGTATCAATATCCGGTAATGATTGTCGAAAGTTATCACCTAATATTGGATGATTGATAGCTACACCGTTTTCTATTTCTATATAAAGTTCTAATTCCATTACATGTCACCTGTATTTGTTGAAGGGTATGCTCTATTGGTTCCCCAAATTATTCTAACTGCTCCATTACCGCCAGAATTACCGTAGGTTTGAATATTGTCTCCAAGATAACTACGGCCAGTAGCACCACCACCACCACCGTACCCACCACCGCTTCCATCGGTGGCAAATGGTATATACATACCGATTGAATTTCGAGATGAACCGCCACCACCAGTACCATTTGAGCCTTGCCCTAACAGTCCAACACCACCACCATTTGTCCCGCCCCAATACCAGTCAATATTGTTATCTGTTCGTGGAGCACCTCTAGTGCCACCACCACCACCACCACCAGCACCGTCCCCACCACCGCTATTATTCGTACCAGCACCACGTCCACCGCTGCCGGCGTAGCCACCTGCGCCACCGCCACCTCCATTTTGAGAATTTGAGCCGCTCCCTGCGCCAGAACCACCTGCGCCGCCAGAACCACCGCCGTCGCCGGCGTATGATCCACCAGCTCCACCGGCAGTTCCTCCACTATTTGCACCGCCGTATCCAGCAACTACACCTGTGCTTGAGAAATACGAAGTTCCGCCATTGTTGCCATATGCGCTTGAACCCGTTGCAGTACTGGCACCACCTGCACCAACAAGAACAGTGTAACTAGCCCCCGGAGTTACTGCAACGGTTTTATATCCTAACCCGCCACCGCCACCGCCAGCTCCGCCGATATCTGTTGTAGGACTTGCACCACGTCCTTGCCCGCCGCCACCGACTGCAACTACAGAAACAGAAACTATACCAGCTGGCGCAATCCAAGTATATGTACCTGGAGTTGTATATGCAATCTGACCTACAGTAACTGGTGTTGTTATACTATTGCTTGTTGCACTTGGTAAACTTGTACCTGTTGAGTTAGTAGCAGTAATAGTAAACGTGTAAGAAGTTGATCCTGCTAATCCAGCTACAGTAATAGTTCCAGAACCTGCTTGATTTAATGTACTAGTAATACCACCCGGATTTGAAGTAGCTGTGTAAGACGTAATAGTATCACCACCATTACTTACAGGAGCAGTGAACGTAATTGATGCTTGTGCGTTTCCAGCTGTTGCGGTTCCAATAGTAGGTGCACCTGGCACACTTGCTATTAATGCAGATACCTCTGAACTTGCAATACTATTACCATTACTGCTATTAGCAACCACAGTAAAAGTGTAAGTTGCACCATTAGTTAATCCTGTTATAGTTATTGGGCTACTTGCACTACTTGCAGTTTGCCCACCTGAACTAGTTACTGTATATCCAGTAATAGTAGAGCCGTTTAATGAACTAGGAGCAGTGAACGTAATTGATGCTTGACCGTCACCGCCAGTGACGGATGTTATCGTAGGTGCACTTGGTGGTGCAATAGCAATTGCCCACAATCCACTTGATTTAAACCGGACTTGTTCATTTAATGAAAACAGTCCGTCTGCTCTTCCGGTATACGCAGTGCCACTTGGACTAGCTGCTTTTATTGAATGATTATATGGCATTTGATTATTCCGTAGGTATATCTAATGGTTGCTCTGGTGCTAAGTTCCACGTTTGATCAGTTTCATTCCAATAATACGGCTTGCCATCTTCTGGAATCGGTACAGGAGCTGCCCAATCTAATGTATCAGGCTTGCCAATCCAAGAAGGGTATGGCTTTCTTGCAAGATGCTCTGTTTCTTTTGCGGCTTCATATTCTTCTTTTGAAATTTCTCCAAGAAATCCAGATGCTAAAGTATCCGCATCATCTTCACACATCCCATAAAAAATAGGTGCAGTTTCGTAGCTACCATCTGGGCTTATTGAAATATTTGTTAAATCCTCAGTAATGCCAAAGATTCCACAAAGACCTTTTAAGCTTGGAAAACCTGGGCCATTAGTCATGGGAGCTTTGGTACAAGGGATTTTTGTTGAGGAATCAACGTAAGTTATCTTTACATACATATTTTTATTTGTCCTTTATTAAGTTGTTCTTCTGACCATACGTGTTTTGTAGCTATTCCAAAATCTATCACCACTTTGATGATTTACAAGATACATGTCTGCATCATCTTCACATATACCATAAATTAGTGGTACACCGGTATAAATACCTTGATCACTAATTGCAATATCGAGATTAGCATGTACGTAGAATACTGAATTTAATCCCTTAAGCCTGGGTAACCGAGGACCATTAAGTGTGGGGGCTCTGGTACATAATACTTCTGTTACATTATCGATATATGTCATTTTTACAAACATTTTTAACTCCTTAATTGACTTCACGTCTAAATTGTCTAGCATGAGAATAGGGTGAACCGCCATAATACGTTGCATCTGTAGGATCGCGGTTTGAACTAATAAACGCGGACTGATTATAGCTTAAATAATATATAAAATTGTAATCGAATCTGGAAGATGACCAGTAATTCTCCCAAGCACGACGCTGATCAGATGGTAGTGCATACTCAGCTTTACCGTATAAGTCTAGTTCAGTTGATGATGGTAAGTACCAGTCTGAGTATCCACTCGTGTGCGTAGTTTTACAGAAGGTTGCCGCTGGTGCACCGCTACTATTTTGCTCAATTAACTCATTAGTGTTTGACAGTCCATCGGTGGCACTATGACCTCCAGAATACGGACGAAAGTTCAATGCTTTTATTGCGCTCGACACTCCACCCAACTTTGGTGCAACTATTGCTTTATATGTCGTTCCAGCGTTACTAAACGTACCAATATAATACCCACCACCGTAACTTGATCCAATTGACATTAGAGTTAAAAGATTATTACTATAGATTTGAGAACTTTCACCGACAGCATTAACAGCTGTTAAAGTGGCTTGATAATATGTATTACCGACAAGCGTTGAAGTTGCATAACCCCCAAGGTAGTTAATATTATTTGTAACTATATCTAAATTTTGATAAGCGTCATTGAAAAGAACATTTATCCCTAATGCGGGTATTCGGAATCTATATCCTATAATGGCGCTTCCGCCATTATTTGAAGATGTACCTGCACTCACTTTTATTGAAATCATGTTACCGTAATTAGGATGATAATAGGTACTATTTGTGAGAGTAACATGACTAGGAGGAGAAGGTACTGTTATACCTACTTGATTACTATTTCCTGAAAAGGGACTATCACCTGCAGTATTCACTGCAACAACTTGAAATTGATATAATGTGCCGTCACTCAAGCCTGTAAGAGAAGCTGGACTAGTCGAAACAGTTGCACGCAGTGTACCGTTTGCATAGATCTTATAACCTGTAATCGTTGCACCACCATCACTTGAAGGAGCACTAAAAGATACAGTCGCGTTTCCACCTGATGTATAACTAGCGGTTCCTATAGTTGGTGCTGTTGGTACACCCACTACGAATGCAGATACTGATGAACTAGCAGTGCTGGAACCAGATGCACTATTAGCAACAACAGTAAATGTATAACTAGTTCCACCTATTAAGCTAGATACAGTGATTGGACTGCTTACACCGTAGGCGTAATACCCACCTGGTGAACTAGTTACTGTATAGCTTATAATAGTTTCACCATTTAATGAACTTGGTGCAGTAAATGACACTGCTGCTTGTAAATTACCAGCTACTACAGTTCCAATAGTTGGAGCTGCTGGAGCTGTAATAGCAGTTGGCCATGCACCTGCTTGTTTTAGTTTAGCTTGATCGTTTGTTGAAAATATTCCATTAGCTCTACCAGTATACGCAGTGCCACTTGTTGACACTGCTGCTACTGAGATCATTCTTCTATTTGACATGATCTAGTCCTTATGAAATAGCTTCGTAGGATACTGTATATGTTATTTTGCTAGCTGTTCCGGAAGTTACTACTAATGATACGTTTTCTTCTAAGTAGATAGTTTTATCTAAAATAGAGATTGTAGAGCCAGCTGGAATTGAAACTTGATATATAATTGGATATGCAGTTCCGCCAGTAGGAGCAGATCCTTGTGCAACTGATCCGTTTGTATATAGAGCAACTGTAGCTGAAATAGCTGAAGTTCCATCTACGTTTGCTACTAAGATATTGTTTACTTTAATACTATTAGCAGAACCAGTAGCATTTGCTAATAATACAACATTTGTTGTTACTGCTGGGGTTAAAAAAGTAGTTTTACCATAAATTGATAAGACGTTAACTATATTCGGGTTTGCCATTATATTCCTCCAAAGATTATAGACAGTGCCATTGATTTGCTAACAGTGGCTTGGCTTGTTCCAGCTGCTGATGGTGTTGGTGTTACTAGTAATCGCCAGTTTGTAGTTGACACGTTATAGATAAACGATACATAAGTGCCGGTAATATCTAATACATAGCCATTAGCATCACCTTCGATATATGCGTTAGTTGGTATTATTGTTATGTTGTTTGTTCCAAATGTTTCATTTATATCAATAACACCTATAATTGTACCATCTGCCGGAGTTCCTGGAAATACTATATTAAATACGCCAGCAGTAGAATTACATCTAACTAAGTCATTAGCAACTGCAGTATAATTTGCAGTTTTTACAGGAGTAGCTGTTAAACCTACAGCTGACCATGATGCATTAGTACCGTCAGTGGTTAAATATTTCCCACCATTACTAGTTTGGGTTGGTAGACCGTTAATAGCCTGCCATGTTGCTGTAGTTGAACTAGTAGCTGTAAGTACTTGTCCAGAAGCTGGTGCAGATGCTGCACTTATACTAACGATTGTACTAGCTGATTTTAATGAGTACGCTGTTGCGTTTGTACAATTAGTTAAATCACCACTAGTTGGTGTACCTAAAATAGGAGTAACTAATGTTGGGCTATTTGATAATACAACATTACCGGTACCAGTACTGGTAGTAACACCAGTACCACCACTAGTTACTGCTAGTGTAGCACTAAGTCCAGCTGCAGTACCGGATGTGTTTTGGTTCCAAGTAGGAACTGTGCCAGTTAACCCACTATATGGTAACCCTGCGCAATTAGTTAATGTACCACTTGCAGGTGTACCTAATGCACCACCGGATACTAAGTGTGTTGAAGTATCTAACGATGCAACTCCGTTAGTTAATACAATTAAACCGGTAGTTGCAGTTGATAATGCAGAAATACTAGTTAAGTTTGCATTTTTTGCTTGGTAAGAAGTTGCGATATCAGTAATATCACTAACAGTTAATGTAGTTGACCCAGTAATTAAACCTTTTGCATTATATGTTACTTTAGTACCAGTACCTGCAGATACTATGCTAGCTAATGTAATAGCTGCAGTTACGTTAGCAGATCCATCAAAACTAACAGTCCAAGTTGCATCACCTGATGCTGCAATACTTCTAGCAGTTGCTAATTTAGTTGCAGTATCTGAATTACCAACTGTTGGACTAACCTCAATATATGCAGATCCAGACCAACGATAGATTTTATTAGTGTCAATTGCTACGTAAATTTTACCAGTTTCACCAGTACCTGGAAGACCTGCTAAGTTTGCGTATTCTAAAATATCATCAACATAACTTGGAAGGTACGTTGCTGCAATCTTTGAATCACTACCTAATGGAGCAATACCAGATACTGCACCAATCAGTGATGAATTAATTGCATCAGTAATTCCATATCCAGATAACGTAGTTGGTTTAGATGCAATGTTTGTAAATGTATAGCCTGTACAGTTAGTTAACGTGCCACTAGTTGGTGTACCTAAAATAGGTGTAACTAATGTCGGACTTGTTGATAAAACTAATGTTCCAGTACCGGTACCTGCAGCCCAACTTGCAGAAGTACCATCGGTTGTTAAATACTTACCACCGTTGGCAGTTTGTGTTGGTAACGAAATAGGTGCAGGTAAACTAACCCATACAAACCCGTTACTAGTTAATAAATTTCCAGAGGTACCAACTGCGGTTATTCCTGTACCGCCATTCTCTACTGGTAATGTACCGTAGTTTGAACCTCTAAGAGACGTAGATAATAATTTAGACATATATGTTCCTTCACTTATATTATGTATTTATTAAAACTTAGGTTATTGAGTCGGCGATGCAGTAGTAGATGGAGTAAAATTACTAGTGTATCTTGCTACGCCGTTAGTAACACGGAAATCATCAATATACCCGTGCCAAGATTCAGATCCAGTATTCCATCTAGAATCGCCAATGATTAAACCAGTTTGAGAAATATTGCCGTTGTTAGCAGCTGATCCGCTAGTTACTGGCATAGGTGCGCCGTTTAAGTAACAAGTTAATGTTCCAGATGCGCGAACTAATGCAACATGATACCACGTATTCATTGATATAGCAGCACTAGTTCCAAACCCAGTAGTTCCAGCAGATCCGTAAAACCCAACGCCGAGTGTTCCATTATATTGTACTGCTGCGTTAATATACGGCATTGTCCAGTTACCGCCACTTGCATCAACAGAATTAAACACATAGTTATAGAACCAATTTTGAGAGGTTCTATAATCGATACAATTAATCCAACATTCAATTGTAAAATCACCAGAGAAACTCATAATAGATGAACTAGAAATTGATAAACTATCATTAGCTCCGTCAAAGTATATTGATCCGGTGCCAAACTTTTTAACACTAGTGCTAACTTGTGTATTACCTACTGTAGTAACAGTTTTTGAGCCGATACTTAAATCAGTAAAGTAGTTTACACCGTTTGCACCGTCACCGCTTAATAATAGCCCAACTGAACTAAAATATGGATCGACTGCAGGCATTGATATACTTCCTGTTGCAGTTGAATTGCTACTGTTACCTACAGAATTAGTAGCATATACCGTAAATGTATAAGTTGTTAATTGTGCTAATCCGTTAACTGTAATAGTACCAGAGCCTGCTTGAGATAGGGTTCCGGTAATGCCTCCAGGAGAACTAACTGCAGTATAACTGGTAATAACTGTACCACCGTTAAACGATGGTGCAGTAAACGTAATCATAGCAGATGACGCACTAGAAATTGTTGCTGTTCCAATAGTAGGTACACTAGGCACTGTAAATGATGTAGGCGTAGCCGAAACAGATTCACTAGATATACTAGAACCGGATGCACTGTTTGCAACAACAGTAAACGTGTAACTTGTTCCATTAGTTAACCCAGTTATAACAATAGGACTAGACGATCCGCTTGCAGTCTGCCCACCAGAAGATGTAACAGTATAACTAGTAATAGTAGAGCCATTTAACGTGCTAGGTGCAGTAAATATAATTGATATTTGCGTGTTGCCAATCGTAGCTGTAGTAATAGCAGGAGCAGATGGAGGAGTAATCCCTAATGCCCATAGACCTGCTTGTTTAAGTTGTCCTACAATATCGCATGACCAGATACCGTTTGCTTTACCGGTATACGCAGTTCCGCTAGTAGCTTGAGGATTAAAACTAATTATATTCCCTTTCCATTTAGCCACAGGTTATATCCTTATGATAATTCTTCGTATGAAACTGCATAACTAATTTTGCTAGCAGTTCCGGATGTAACTACAATTGATTGATTTTCTGTTAAGTAGATTGATTTATCTATAATAGTTAATGCAGCTCCGGCTGGGATAGATAATGCATAAATTAGCGGAAATGCAGTTCCACCGCTAGGTGCAGATCCTTGTGCAACTGAGCCGTTTGAATATATTGAAACAGTTGTATTAACAGCTACTGAACTATCAATGTTAGTAGCCATGATGTTATTTATTTTTAAAATTTTTCCGCTTGATAGAGGATTAGCTATGAATACTACTGATGTAGCTACTTGCGGAATTAAACAGATTGTATTACCATACATTCCAGTAATACCAATTATATTTGGGTTTGCCATATATCATTAACCTCCGTACGCTATTAACATAGCAATTGTATTGGCTGAAGATGCAGGAGATGCAGATGCAGTTGCTGGAGCACTTGGTGTTTCTAGTAGTTGCCAATTAGAAGTTGCTGAATTATAGATAAATGTTACGTATGCACTACTTATGTCTAAAATATACGATGTTGAATCTCGTTCAATAGTTTTTCCAACAGATGGATATATAATCAAATTATTAGTACCAGCGATATTATTTATATCAACAATTCCTATCACAGTGCCATCTGTGGGTGATGCAGGCATTGTAATATGTATTGCGCCGGCAGCCGAATCACATCTAACTAAATCGTTAATACCTGCTGTATAATCTGAAGTTATAGTAGCAGTAGGTACTAAGTTAGTAACTGGTATCCAGCTAGCATTTGTACCGTTTGTAGTTAAAAATTTACCAGTATTGGATGTTTGTGCTGGCAATGCAACTGAAGCAGCAGATTGTGATGTCCAGGTAGTCCCGTCTGATGTTAATACATTACCAGATATTCCAGGAGCAACTGATTGTACTGCACTCAGACCATTACCTAAAATTACACTGTTAGCCACAAGTGACGTAGCACCAGTACCGCCTTTAGTTACTGACAATGTTGCACTAAGTCCGGCTGCAGTACCTGTTGTGTTCTGATTAAAAGTAGGCCATGTAAATGTACCGGTACTAAAGTTACCGCTTACAGGTGTGCCTAATGCGGGTGTGGTATTAAACAACACACTAGCACCAGATTGATTAACAATATCTCCACCGGGTGGTAATGTAATCTTACCACTATTATTAAACGCCCAAGTGTAGCCGTTATTTGTAACTGATAAACCACCACCGACTTGTAATGCGCCACCAATGCCGACCCCACCAGATACGGTTAATGCACCAGTAGACGGAGAAGTCGAACTAGTTGCAGCAGTAACTGATAAATTCGTAAATGCAGGACTTGCAGATGTTTGCAAGTCCTGAGGAGTATTAATTAAATCACTATAGTTATTACTAAGTGTGACAATTGATTGGACACCACTAGCTGTTTTTTTAATAAACAGTCGTCCATCATATGTATTAATTGATATTTCACCATCTAATAAATCAGTAACCAACGGTACCTTTGCAGATACCGAACTTCGTTTATGTAAGATGTGTGCCATATTAAGTTTTTAGAAAGTACCACCGTCTATGTCAGACCATGTAGGTAAGCCACCACTTAGCATTAAGACTTGACCATCGGTCGCCTTTGCTAATTTTGATAATGTGTTAGTTGCAGATGCATATAGAATGTCCCCTGCAGCATATGAAGTAATACCAGTACCGCCATATGTAGCACCAATTGCAGTACCGTTCCAAGTACCGGTTCCAACTGTACCTAATGTTGTAATACTAGTTTGACCAACGTATGTACTTGCGATATCAATGCTTGTACCAGATGATGTAATTCTATTTGCAGTACCGCCAACTGTTAATACACCTGATGCATATGATAAACCGTTACCAGCAACTGATGATGCAAGTTGTACATTTCCGCCACTTATTGTAATACCGTTAGCAGTGTTGACACTAAACGAGTTACCAGTTAGTGTTAAACCTGCACCTGCTTGCCACGAACCTTGTCCAGCAAACTGAGTAAATGTAATATTAGAAGAACCAAAAATTACACCTTCGGTTGTTTGTACATAACCATATCCGCTGTCAGACACATAAAAATAGTCACCACCACCGAAGTTACCATAACCGGCTGCAATGTTAATTGCACCTGCAGTAGCATGGTTAACTGTTAATGTAATTTGGGTAGCACTATTAATACTTAAAATACGTGCATTTGAACCTAAAATACCAGTTCCACCAACTTTAAATACAGGCATACCTTCTGACAATGCTGAAGTATTACCAGATGTTAATGTTACAACTGCAGTTAGTGTTGATAATGTAGCTGAAAGACTGTTAACTGCATATGATGAATCGGCGTCAATTGCACGAACAAATGTAGTAGCAGTTGCCCAAACATAAACACCATTTTGTTTAGCATCAGTTTGACCAATAACTAATACACGGCATTGACTATGACTAGTAAATGTTGCAACTTCGCTGCCGCCATCCCAACTATATGTAAATTGCGGAGCAGTTGCAAATGTTAAGTAAGAACCAGGTCCTACGTCTCCTAAGTTTGGAGCAGTACCGGCACCTGGAGTATATGATGCAGCACCTACGTCAGTTGATGTTACAAAATCTACAGTTTCATGTACACGTAAACCCTGTGCTAACGTGTCAACATAATTTTTAGTTGCAGCGTCTTGTGCAACAACTGGATCTGCTAATCCGGTAATTTTGTAGCCACCCATTGCTACAGTATCACCAAATGTAGTAGCACCTGTTACACTTAATGTACCAGCAACTGCAGTATTACCTGTTGCAGACGCAACTGTAAATTTATCAGTAGCAACAGATAAGTTACCTGAGAATGAACCAGTTGACGCACTTA